GAAGGTAAATAATAGTTTATGGGTAGAAAAATACAGACCCAATATTTTAGATAATTACGTTGGTAATGAAAGTTTAAAAGAGAAAGTAAGATTATACATTGAAAGAGGTGATATTCCACATTTACTTTTACATGGTAAAGCTGGAACTGGAAAAACTACATTAGCAAAATTAATTGTAAAATCAATTGATTGTGATTATATGATTATCAATGCATCTGATGAGAATGGTGTTGATACTATTAGAGAGAAGATTAAAAATTTCGCATCTTCAATGGGATTTAAACCATTTAAAATTCTAATATTAGATGAGGCCGATTACTTAACACATCAAGGCCAAGCAATTCTTCGTAATGTGATGGAAACATTTTCAGCACATTGTAGATTTATTTTGACTTGTAATTATGTTGATAAAATTATCCCTCCTATTCAAAGTAGATGTCAATCTTTTCAAATCATTCCGCCAACTAAAAAAGATGTAGCAATTCAAGTAAGCAACATTTTAAATGCGGAGAATGTTGAATTTGATGTAAAGGATTTAGTTCCTATTATTGATGCATCGTATCCTGATATTCGTAAGGTTATAAATACATGCCAATCTAATTCTTTTAAAGGTAAGTTGAAAGTAGATGTATCTAATTTATTGGAAAATGATTATAAAACAAAAATCATTGATATCCTATCATCAAATGATGATAAGAGAAATAAGTATATGAAAGTAAGACAAGCTCTCATTGATTCTAAAGCAAACGATTTTACGGATTTATATACAGCCTTATATGATAAGGTAGAAGAATACGGCGGAGAAAATACTTCTAATGTAATCCTATTATTAGGAGATGGTGTAAGTAAATCAGCAGTAGCAATCGATAAAGAAATTATCGCAGCAGCTACATTAATTCAAATTTTAAATATTATATAATGGCTAACATTTTAGGAGCAGGTGGACAACCAATCGGAGGACAAGAAGAAGTAAAAATACCTTTAGAAAAAACCGAAGCAATCGGATGTAAGAAATGCGGTGGTGAAATATTTGTACAAGGGTTTGGATTTCGTAAGATTTCAAAGTTATTAACTGGTAAACCAAAAGATGAAGTTCTACCCGTAGAGTTATTTTTATGTGGTGATTGTGGTGAAGTATTAAATGAATTATTACCTCCGGGTCTAAAAGTAGAAGAAGAAGCATAATATGGCTAAAACATTATTCGACCATCTAAACGCAATTTGTGATAAGAAAGACCCAAAGTATTGGGACACTTTAGAAGAAAGTGAAAAGAAAACTTGGAGTAACTATATGATACTCCGTTTTCTTTCTATGAAACCTGAGTGGATAGAATTAATCGCAGATATACAACCTTATATTCAGGAGGCACCTCCTAAAGCAATGTATCTTTGCCTAATTGGTTTAATTCCAAAGACAAGAGCATTCTTAAAATATATGAAACCGGTTTCATCTGAAAAGTATGAAGATTGGATTATTAAACTAATAGCTCAATTCTATGAGGTATCTGAAAACGAAGCTGAAGATTACATTAAAATCTTATATGAAACTACAAGTGGTAAGTTACATATTAAAGAAATAGCTGAATCATATGGTACTGACCCTAAACAAATTACAAAGCTAAAATTAAAGGTTTAGATTTGGTAAACTCGGGTAATTTTCGTATCTTTATATAAATAAACATAATGGCAAAAGTATCATTTTCGCAATACTCTATGTGGAGTAGTTGCCCGCATCAATATAAGTTAAATTACATAGATAAGTTAGGTGAAAGTTCATCTAACATCCATACAATATTTGGTACTGCTATGCATGAAACAATCCAACATTACCTTTCGGTTATGTATGGTGTTTCCAAAAAGCAAGCAGATGAAATCAATAAAGATAAGCTATTATTGGAAACTATGAGAAAGGCTTATAAAAGTGAAGCTGATAAAATGAGTGAAGGAACTCCTTGTACTCAAATTCAATTAGAAGAATTTTATGGTGATGGTAGACGTATATTAGCTTGGTTGGATAAGCATATGCACAAATTCTACTCAAAGAGTGGATTTGAATTAGTAGGTATTGAGATTCCACTAAACGCAACTATTAAAGAGGGCGTACACTTTATTGGATTTATTGATATTGTGATTAGAGATTTAGCATCAAACGAAATCATTATCATAGATTTAAAGACATCCACTATGGGATGGAATCAGTATCAAAAAGCTGATAAGATGAAAAATTCTCAAATTCTATTATATAAAAAATACTATTCGGAGTTATTTAACATTCCATTACAAAAGATTAAAGTAGAATATCAGATACTTCGTAGAAAATTGCCTGAAGATTCGGCATTTCCAGTACCACACGTATCTAAACATATCCCAGCACATGGTTCTCCATCTGTTAAGAAGGTATATGATGAATTTATGGAATTTATCAATACTGTATTTGATGATGGTGGTGAGTTTAAAGATATCGAATTTCCAAAAGTACCGGGTGCAGCAAAAAAGAATTGTAAGTTTTGTGAGTTTGGTAATAGGGGAATATGTGATAAAAAAGCCACAAAATAAATTTTCAAAAATTATCGGTTTTCTATTTTTCAATATACTTATATATACAAATATATTAAATAGATAATTAAAATGAATCAAGAACAAACAAAGCTAACAACTGTGAAAATCTTGAAAGATGTATATTCATCATTTAAAAAAGTTTCTTTTGATTCCGATGTAACACTTCAAAAGCTGGTAAACAGAACAGTGGAAAGATATGTTAAGGATGATATCTTTAGAAAGGAAATGAATGAATATTTAAAACTACAAATTTCAGGTTCACAATTTTAAGAAACAAAATAAGTTATGGCAAAAAAGAAAAAAATCCTATTACTATCCGATGATTTAAGAATGGCAAGTGGTATAGCCACAATGTCTAAGGAATTGGTATTGGGTACTATACACAAATATGATTGGTTTCAGGTAGGAGCCGCAATCAATCATCCTGAGGCTGGTAAAGTTTTAGATGTAAGTGAAGATATCCAAAAGAATTATGGGATACCTGATGCTAGTTTAAAAATACTTCCTTGGAATGGTTATGGTAATGCTGATTTGATTAGACAACTAATTAACGCAGAGCAACCGGATGCTATCCTACACTTTACTGACCCACGTTATTGGACATGGTTGTATGATATCGAACATGAAATCAGACAAAATGTTCCAATTTTATTCTACGCAATTTGGGATGACTTACCAGACCCATTATATAATCGTAACTTCTATGAAAGTTGTGATTGGATTGGTTGTATATCACGACAAACATATGGTATCATTAAAAGATTATCAGCATTAGATACTAAACCAACTTGGAAACCTAAAAAGGATTGGCAAGTTGATTATGTACCACATGGTATTAATACGGAGTTATACAAACCAACCAATGTACCTGAAGAATTCCGTAAAGAAATTTTAGGTGATAAGGAATATGATTTTGTTCTTTATTGGAGTAATAGAAATATCCGTAGAAAACAACCAGCAGATGTTATTGTAGCTTTCCAAAGATTTTGTGATAAAATTGGTAAAGAAAAAGCAGATAAATGTGTATTAGTAATGCATACACAACCTGTTGATGAGAATGGAACTGATTTACCCGCAGTAATTGAAGCAGTTGCACCTAATTGTAATATTATATTTTCAGAAAAAAGAAGATTACAACATGAATTGAATTGGAATTATAATTTAGCAGATGCAACAATCAACATAGCTAACAACGAAGGATTTGGATTAGCAACTGCAGAATCAGTAATGGCTGGTACTCCAATTATTGTAAACGTAACTGGTGGATTACAAGACCAATGTGGATTTGAGGTTGATGGTAAATTATTAACACACGAAGATTACATTAAAATTGGTTCACTTCATAAATGGAGAGATTGGGAAGGTAAAGCTAAACCTGGTCCTTGGGCATTGCCTGTTTGGAGTAGAGCATTAGCATTAGCAGGTTCAGTTCCGACACCTTATATTTGGGATGATAGAGTTGATATAGAGGATGTTGCAGAAGCAATTGAGAAAATGTACAACACACCAAAAGACGTCCGTAAAGCAAACGCATTGATAGGTAGAGAAGCATTTATTGGAGAGATGGGATTAACACATACAAATATGTGTCAACAATTAGAAAACGGAATCGAATCGGTTTTTGAAAATTGGAAACCAAGAGAAAGATTCGAAGTATTTAAAATTAAATAAGTTATATAAATGAAACCAACATTAGTATTTCAAGGACCTATATTCACTCGTAGTGGTTACGGTGACCATTGTAGAGATTTAATGAAATCCCTACGCAAGATGGATAAGTATGATATTAAGATTATACCTTTAAGATGGGGTAACACTCCACAAAATCAAGTAAGTGACCAAGACGAATTTGGAAAATGGATGTTAGAAAGAGTAATTGGGGCAATAGAGCAGAAGCCTGATGTATTTGTACAGGTTTCAGTAGCTAATGAATTCGAACCAAAAGGACACTACAACATTGGTGTAACTGCTGGTGTGGAAACTACAATTGCACCAAAAGATTTTATTGATGGCTCTAATAAAATGGATTTGATTATTGTACCATCTAACTTTACAAAACAAAATTTAGGTGGAACTGTATATCAACAAAAAGACCAAGCAACTGGAGAAATTACTGGAGAGATTAAAACTGAAACTCCTATTGAAGTTTTATTTGAAGGAGTTGATACTGAAATATTTTCTAAAGGTAGTGGTAAAGATGTATTAGAAAATGTAAAAGAAGATTTTAACTTCCTTATTGTAGGACATTGGTTAAAAGGTGAGTTAGGGCAAGATAGGAAAGATATTGGTATGGCAATTAAAACA